ATCGATTGGTCAGGTTCAATGTGGCAAGATTTAGGATCAGTTATTAAACAAATGTTAAATCTTACAGCTTTCTGTAAAAAAGTACATATCCCTTTTGATGTTTATTCATTTACTTCAGAAACTAATTCTGAGAAAAGAGAAAACAAATTAAGAGGTTGGACTAAGCCTTCAATAGATCATGTAGATCACTCAGATATAAAAGTGATTCATATGATGAGTAATAAAATGAAAAAATCTGAATATGAAAAAGCAGTAAGAGCTTTTCATAAAATGGCTTGGAATTTTAATGAAAAGGGTGGTTATGCTTCAAAGGATACAACTCTAACAAATCTTGAAGATTTAGGTATGACTCCACTTAATGCGGTTTTAACTTATATACCAACTCTTATCAAAAAGTTTAGATCTGATAATAATGTTCAAAAAGTTATATTTACATGTATGACAGACGGTCAATCAGGAAACATAGATAGTTTTAGAGGACTTGGTTATAGTAGCTCTAAAAGATATGTTGTAGACAATCAGATGCTTACAAAGCAACCTAGAACTGCTTCAAGATGGGATTTCGAAACAGAAATGCTTCTATCTAATATCAAGAAATATTGTGAAAACAGTGTAGGATACTTTCTTACAAGAGGTTCAAGACATGAATTTCATAACATTTATCAACTCGCTTTTGATCAAACTAGATGGGATCAATCCATGGATGCTAGAAAGCAATTCCTAAAAGACAAAATGTTACACCTTAAAGAGGTTTGTGGATATAATGACTATTTCATTCTTAAATCTGATAAATCATCATTGAATACGGACAACGATGAATTTCAAGTAAGCTCAGTTGCTAAAAAGAATGAAATCACACGAGCTTTTAGAAAGTTCCAAAAATCTAAAAAAGCAAATAGAGTCCTTGCGACTAAATTTGCTGAGGCGGTAGCCTAATGAACTGTGACAAAAATATCACAGTATTCAATAAAAATACAAAAAAATGCAGCCAACTGCAGATTAATGGTGTACATCTACTGAAAAGTGTGGTAGAATGTATACATAATAAAAAATTTGATGGAGAATTATATTATGGATTTAAACTTTGCTCAAAAAGCTATCATTGAAAAATTGGTAGTAGCAAACCCTGGAAAAACTGAATTTTTTCCAAAAACTCTTGTCGCTATAGCCGATGAGAATGATATTCCTCGAAGAGAGGCATATAACATAGTCACTCAAATGCCTAAAGTTAGGCGTGGAGTTTATAATCTTTCAAGTGTGGTTTTACCATTCATTCAGAAAGATCAACCTCAAGTAGAAAAGTCAATGCCTACTTCAGTTCAATCAATTCAAAATAGTGAGATATTTGTTCCCGCTAAAGATCAATATTATGTGCCTTGGGGCAACTACAAAGATATTGAGAACATCGTTCGTTCCAATATGTTTTACCCAGTGTATATCACTGGACTTTCCGGTAACGGAAAAACTTTAATGGTTGAGCAGGCATGTGCTCGAGTAAATAAATCATATATCAGAGTTCAGATAACTCCTGAAACTGATGAAGATGATCTTATCGGTGGTTTCCGTTTAGTTAACGGTGAAACTATATTCGCCGAAGGACCAGTCATCAAAGCGATGAAATCTGGTGCTTTACTTCTTATTGACGAACTTGATAGAGGTTCAAATAAAATCATGTGTATGCAGGGAGTCCTTGAAGGAAAACCTGTTCTTATCAAAAAGACTGGTGAAGTTGTTACACCAGCTGAAGGTTTCAACGTAATCGCTACAGCGAATACAAAAGGTAAAGGATCAGACGATGGTCGATTCATTGCAGCTTCAATCATAGACGAAGCTTTCCTTGAAAGGTTCACTATTACGGTTGAACAACCTTATCCTTCTCTTGCAACAGAGAAAAAGATTGTCCTTAAGCATATGGACAAATATGGCAAAACAGATCATGATTTTGCTGAACTTTTATCTCAGTGGTCTGACACTATCAGAAAAACTTTTGATGATGATGGAATCGATGAGTTAATATCAACTCGTAGGCTTTGCCACATAACTCAAACTTATTCTATCTTTGATGATAGAATGAAAGCCATCCAACTCTGTGTAAACAGATTCGATAATGATACTAAGGAAGCTTTCCTTGATCTTTACTCGAAGGTTGATGCTTCGGTAAATGTTGATGATTCACCAGAAGTGAAGGTTGATCAAGATCCTGTAATAGACGAGATATTAGATGAGGCTTTAGACAATGCCTGATTATAAATTTAATGAAGGAGCTCTCATTGAAGAGCTCCAAGAATATGTAGATGTCACTTATGGTGGTCACTATTCAAAAGCTAAATTTCAGTCAACAGAATTCATAATTGACTGTGGTCATGGTATGGGTTTCGCATTAGGTAACGTTTTAAAATATACACAGCGTTATGGCAAAAAAGATGGTGCGAACCGAAAAGATCTAATGAAAATTTTACATTATGCTTTGATTGCACTGCATCAGCATGATCTAAATGAAAAAAATACGGAATTTCCCGAAAGACCTGAGATGGATTTTTCTACCAGGTATAAATAATTAAAATAATGGAGCAATATGTGAAACTAAATGATGAAACCCGTGAGATATTAAAAAATTTCTCTACAATAAACGCGAACTTGGTAGCAAGACCAGGCTCAACAATATCAACAATGGCAGAAACCAAAACTATTCTTGCCACTGCTAATCTTAATGAAACTTTCGAAAAAGAATTCGGTCTATACGACCTGAACGAGTTCCTTAGTGCTATGAGCATGTTTGACGATCCTGAACTAAACTTTGCAGACGATAACCTTTCCGTCTCCATCAAACAGGGTAATCGATCTGTTAAGTACTTTCTGTCGGACACTACTACATTAACTTCTCCATCAAAACCTGTAGTAATGCCTAGCACTGAGGTCCAATTTACATTGAGCGCTGATGAAATAGCCTCAATAAGGAAAGCATCAAGCGCGCTTGGTGCATCTGATATGATAATCACTAAAGACTCTGAATCTAGTGTTAAGATAACTGTTGCTAATTCAAATGATAATACTTCAAATCAATATAATGTTCAAGTGAGTGCCTCTCAGGTCCCTGAAGTTGACTTTAGTTTGATATTATCAATAGCAAATCTTAAGACTATCCCAGGGGATTATGTGATTACCCTATCTTCAAAACTTATATCACATTTTAAACATACAACACGTCCAGTAGAATATTGGATTGCTGTAGAAAAGAACTCAACTTATGGAGGATAAATTGGCTGAGGAAAAAGAAACCCCACAGATTGGTGTTGCTGATCTAGAAGCAGTAGTTCAAATCATTGATGCATGCTCTCAAAGAGGTGCATTTAAAGGTGATGAACTTGCGTCAGTGGGTAATGTTAGAAATCGAATCGATGCTTTTGTGAAAGCAAATAAACCTGCAGAACCTGTAGATGAAACACAACCAGAATTACCATTGGAGGAAAACAATGAAAGTGGGTAATGCTCTTATAGAAGCTGCTTTAAAACAAGCAGAAGGTGAGGTTGCAGTTCATAAAGCTAATATAGAAGTATATAGAACTATGCCAGCAGGTATAGGCGAGCATTCGGATGTAACAGAAGCAATTATTGCAGAATTAGATAAAATGGCTGCAGCTCATGATCGAATTGAAATGATAAATAGTTATTTCAAGGAGGAGTAATGAAGAAAACATTCGCATTAGCACTTTTAATGGTTTCGGCATGTGCTCCTACAGTACATAGCCAAAGTACTAGTAGTCACACACAGCTAGTGGAAAATGTTAATCTAAATGCAAGAGTTCATGATCACTTCAAAATGGTATTCCACAATGAGCCATATAAAGTTAAAGTTTGTAGAGATCATGTAATGTCTGGAGATAAAACAGGCGATACATTAGGTGGTGCTATAATAGGTGGAATATTAGGAAAAGCACTAACCGGCAGTAACGATGGCGCTAAAATAGGAGCAATATTTGGTGGAATCGTTGGGCATGACAAAAGTGATGCGCAAGCAGGAACTAAAAGAGTATGCCAACTTGAAACACGATACAGAGAGATATCTAAAACAATTTACTCTCACTCAACCATTACTTGGAGAATGCATGGCAGAACCTATTCTGTTAGTTTTACTAAGTAATTATTATTATATTATGGAGAATTTGAATGACCAACTTTTTATGGGTTGAAAAATATCGTCCTAAAACGATAGAAGAATGTGTACTCCCAAAGCGTATGAAAGATACGTTTACGAGTATCAAAGAAACTGGTGAACTTCAGAACATGATGTTTACTGGTAGTGCAGGTGTAGGAAAAACCACAGTTGCAAGAGCGCTTTGTAATGAACTTGAACTTGACTATATCATTGTGAATGGCTCAGAAGAAGGCAATATTGATACACTTCGAACGAAGATTAAACAGTTTGCATCAACCGTTTCCCTTCAGGGTGGTTATAAAGTAGTAATACTTGATGAAGCCGACTATTTAAATGCTCAATCTACTCAACCAGCTTTGCGTGGATTTATTGAAGAGTTTTCTCAAAACTGTAGGTTTATCCTCACCTGTAACTTTAAAAATAGAATCATTGAACCATTACACTCAAGGTGTAGTGTTTATGATTTTTATGTTGCTCTCGGAGAGCAACCAGAGATACTTGCCGATTTTATGGACAGAGTATCTAATATCCTCACTAAAGAGAATGTAACATTTGACAAAAAAGTATTGGCTGAACTTATAATGAAGTACAGACCAGACTTTCGTCGAGTTATAAATGAACTTCAAAGATATTCAGTATCTGGAACTATTGATACTGGTGTATTGGCTAATATGTCTGATGAAAGTTTTAATTCTCTTGTGACTTCTTTAAAGGAAAAGAACTTTAAAGAAATGCGTAAGTGGGTTGCTTCTAATATTGATTTAGAACCATCAGTAATATTCCGTAAGATATATGATACTATGACAGAATACTTACAACCAAAATCTGTTCCACAGGTTGTACTTGTTCTTGCAGACTATCAATATAAAAATGCCTTTGTTGCAGATCATGAATTAAACGTTGTAGCGTGCATGACTGAAATTATGGCAGGAGCGGAATGGAAATAATGGGTAACTTTATCATAAGAGCAGCTTGGCTTATTTTAATATTAACATTTTTATTCTGGGAAGTAGACGGCACTACAGTATTTGAAATTGGTGTTAAAGCTACTATTAATTGGTTACAATGAATCCGTTTGAGTATTTAAATGCAATTAATAACACGAAACAGGATATTATGGCTGACGATATGGCAGAAAAGCAATACAATGCTTTTATGGTTAATCGCGGCTTATCCTATTTTTACGATACTGTGTTACTTTCCAATGAGATGAATAAACGAGCCCATTTAGATAATAGGCTTCAATTTGATTTTTTTATAAATACCATAAGACAAAAGAAACGATTTAGCAAATGGATAAAAGCTAAAGAGGAAGATAACATTAAAGTTGTCAAAGAGTATTATGGCTATAGTAATGAAAAAGCACGCCAAGCTTTGACGATACTTAATGATGAACAAATTGAACAGTTAAAAGCAAAGGTATATAAAGGTGGAACAAGAAAATAATGAGAGTTGTGAATGGACTCCAGCTATGATGCTGGAAGTTACATTAAACACACCGGACGACTTTTTAAAAGTTAGAGAAACACTTACTCGTATAGGCGTAGCATCACGTAAAGACAATACGCTTTATCAATCATGCCATATACTTCATAAACAAGGTCGCTATTTTATCACGCATTTTAAAGAACTCTTTTTGTTAGATGGGAAACCTTCTAATCTAACAGTGAATGATGTTCAAAGGCGTAATACGGTAGCTACTCTCTTGTCAGATTGGGGTTTAATATCTTTTATAGATGAAAAGCAGGCAGCAGATAAAGCACCATTAAGACAGATTAAAATTATTTCTTTTAAGGATAAAGACCAATGGAATTTATGCCCAAAGTATAATATAGGAAATGGTAAGACGTCTTAATGCCTTGGCCAAGAAAGAATCGGCCTCCAAAGGGCAGAAGGAAAATTGGCTCAAAGGCTAGAAAAAACCGCAATAAGCGTAAAAACAAGAAAAGATAATGTATAAATAAATTTGAGTGCCGAATGATTCGGGCTCAATATTAACCCTTGCTAGTTATAGGAGGAAAAAATGACTGGTACTTTTATGTTCCCACGGAACGCTTTCTTAGGTTTCGATCACATCTTTGATGAACTCGAAAAAATCACAAATCACGCAAACGACTCATATCCACCTCATAATGTTATTAAACATGACGACGGAAAATATGATATTGAACTAGCAATCGCTGGTTTTGGTAAAGATGATATTGACATTCAAGTCAAGGATCATGTTTTAGCAATAAAGGGTGAGAGAGGTCCTCGAAGAGAGCAAGATGCTTATGTACACAAAGGCATCTCAGGTCGAAAATTTATGAAATCGTTCAGGTTATCTGAGTACGCAGAAGTCACTGGAGCTGATATGACGGATGGAATTCTTACTGTCTCTATAGAAGTAATTCTACCTGAAGAGAAGCGTCCTCGTAAAATCAATATTGGTCAGAACGAGGAAAAATCACATGACAAAAGCGCTCAACTACTTAACGAAGCTTCTTAAATCTCAATACGAATGGTCTAAAATGTCTGCAGAGGAAAGATACTTATCTCAATCAGTTGATTTAGGTGACCTAGAAAGACGTGTTAAAGAGTTAAGAAACCCAATAAAGATACCTAGTTATCGTTATTGGATATAAAGTTGAAGGGGCTCTTAACTGGGCCCCTCATTTTTTGGTGTACATTTGCTGAAAAA